ACAAAGGGACAAGACTGTACCCTGCCACGATCGTGGAAATTAAAATATCTATCAGTTTCTTCATCATATTCAAAAAAATAACGGTCAGAGTTGTAAAGTGATCTAGAGGAAGTGTAATTCTTCCCTAGAGAGAATTCGAGACCAGCAGATCTTGTAAGATCCTTCCATAACCTATAACCAAAGTCATTAGTGACAAACGCAATGTCGTCACCATTAACAGCTATTCCTGATTCCTCTAAAGTAAAATGGAACCAGGGTGCAAACGTCATCTCTAGACTAAGTCTAGTGATGGCCGCATTGCCTATGCACAGGAAAGGGAAAGAACTTGGGCTTCCCATGAGTTGCCCGACCTTCTGAGTAATAATCAATTTATTATAATTTCCAATTAAGAAATCAGAAAATAGGTCATTATGGAGAGGATCCTCTTTTTCAAAATTTGGATCACCTTCTTCATAATATAGATCTGCTAACGTAATAGAATTGTTAGGAAAATAAAGATCTCGATTCTTTTGAGTATTTGGAACAAGAAAACGATGTTCAGTGAGGGAATCTATAAGGATATTCTCAACATCTCTAGACCAACCGGCTGTCTCACAAACTTTATGAGCCATACACTTGGACAGTTCTGAATGAAAATTATCAGTAGCACTCTTATAATCACCTGAAACAACAAAAAGTTGATCATGCAATGTCATAAGACGATTCCTACAATGAGGTGGAGACTCCCACAGAGTATTATTTAAGTATTCTGCGGTGAGAGGTTCTCCAATGGCTCTAAATGTGGGATGTTGTCTCAATTGACGGTGTAAAGCCTTCTGAAGGAAGCGACAAAGATAATAACGATATTCTGGGCCCCCTGTAATCACCCGAACTTTAAAAGGTTCAGGAAGACCAACAGGACGAACAAAATTAAAGCGATCACCTTCTGATGGTAAAGTACCCACCATTTGCATAAAAGACTGCAATTCCTCCTCACTTAACACCGAAAATGGGCGATCATGAATAGCATCACTCTCAATGAGAGTAGGTGTGTAAATACGCTCCATTAAACGTATCTCACTCCAATCTTCACGAATCATACCGAACGCACCCATCTCCATCACCGTAAAACCATAGTGACCACTAATAGACGGTAGAAGAAAACTACCGGGAGAATACCAACCAGGTGGATAAATTTCCTGGACTGTTCTCCTACAAACCTTTTTTAATAATTCTAAATCATAGTGACCAACATAACGATCATCATCAGACTGTGGGGTACAAAGACCATTGACAGTTTTCTTAACAGAGGTTCTAATCTTTGCCAAGGAAACATCAGGCATTCCCTTCTTCATATTAAG